TATTGTCAGAGGTCTATACTACATTCACCCTACCCGTTCAGAAGGAACAACAGATACAGATTTCTCCATCAACCTGCAGGAAGCTATCAACGATACCATCAATATCTCCAACGACCGTGTTATGCTCGCTACATTCCCAGCGTTCAAGATGAGAAAATATGGAGACATAGACCCATCGGAACTCGTCATATCACCTAACAAGCCTATACTTCTCGAAGACCCCGTAAATGACTTACAGGAGCTTAAAATATCGGACAACGTAGTAGGAGCGCTTAACCAGTCAGCGATGCTTATCAATGAACTCCAGCAGTTACGAGCAATATTCCCTACCACGATGGGTAATGTAGGTTCTATCAAAGCATCTACAACAGCAACAGCAGTAGCAGGAGCGGAACAGAGAACAGATATGCGTATGGCTTATAAATCCCTATCTCTCGAATACACGTTTAACTGCGAACTATACTGGACAATACTCCAGATGGCATACCAGTTTATGAGAGAGGAAACAGCAAGAGAGATACTTGGTAACTCGATAGCCTATTTTGACCCTGACGCAGATTATACCTACAAACCTGTTACATCGGCAATAGAACTTGAATACTCCAAGAAGACAAAGATACAGAACTACACCAACTTACTCCAGATAGTATCTTCCCTGAAACATCCTCAAGCAGTCAACATAGTAAACTACATACTGCTGGAGATACTGAAACTTATGGGTGGAGAGTATAGTGTAATACAATCTCTATTCAGCCAACAGCCAACGCAACAAGGGGCAAATCCCCCTACCCCCCAAACATCAGAGTCATTGACCACAGGACAAACACAAGCACCTGAAGCACCAGCGACCACTAACCAGTATGGTATGGAAATGACAAATGTAGAAGCTGGGGCAAGAGAAGCAGGACAAGTATGATTACTACTTTACTTTTTTCTACTTTACACGTATATATTATTAAGGAGATTTTATGAGACATGATACTCCACAAGCGGTAACGACATCCTTGACCGACTATCTCAAACTCAACGCTACAGCCAAACAGCAGTCTCTTACCTTGCTCAAGCAGTATCAGCCCTTTGTGGAAGCTATATCAACAGAAATAGGACAGAAACTTCTTGCCGACCTAACCGACATGCACGCTAAATCCCTTCAGAAAATAACATCTCTTGACGCAACGGATAATGACAAGATAGAATACAAGGTACTTACAGAACTCATCAAAAGATGGAGTTCGTATATCAACGCTTATGAGAATGCAAAAGATGAATTGTTCAACACATAACAAGAACAGCTATACTAAACTGTTCTGTTATGCTTATGAAAATGCAAATGATAAATTATTCAACACTAATGAGAATGCCAAGAATGAATTGTTCAACAAATAAACCGTTCTCTTATCTTCAGTATAAGACTACGTCTCTTATACACGAAGATAACACGAACAAGGAGGATTTATGGATTACGAAGCATTAGAAAACGAAATGGCACAAGCACTCAATCAGGACGACCAGACTTTATCAGACTCTGATACACAGGACTCTCAATCTCAGGACACTCAAGACACTTCCCTCAAACCACAGGATGACAACGCAGAACGTTCTCGTCTTGGGCGTAAGGTCAAGTATCTCGAGGAGACAATAACCAGCCTGACATCACAATTAGAGACCCAGACAAAACTACTTCAGAGTCTTGTAGAACGAGTATCCCCCAAAGAACCTGCTAAAGAAGACGACGAAGAAGAAGTAATTACAACCAAGAAAGATGTTCTTCGTGTCCTCACAGAAGCAGAGAAGAGAAAAGCGGAAGAAAAGACTCGTTATGAGAATAACTATGTCAAGACCTTCCAGTCTCTTCTTATACAGGAGGATGACGGTATTCGTTCTGACATCTATAAAACATGGAATGACAAGTATAACGCAGTGTTCACGGGAGACCCTGTAAGAGACGCAGAGATAGGATACCTCAAAGCAAAGGTGGATGTTCTATCACGTCATACTTACAAAGGGAAAGAAGATACTCCTGCCCAGCTTACAAAGTCATCTCCATCAGACTATAGCAAGAAACACTCACTCAACCCAGAGGCTATGGAACTCGCACAGTATTTCGGCTTGTCGGATGATGATATAAAATCGGCATTGGATTCCGACTTAATCACACCCACTAAATCAACAGTAAACAGAAAACGATAAGGAGGTAACGATATGTTTAAAGTAGCTAAAGAATCAGGATTAGGCACGATATGGCTTCCAGTTACGGCTGCAACAACCCTGTATGTAGGGCAGATGGTCACTACATCGCAGGGATTTGCTACCGCATTTGGTGTTGCATCTGGAACGCCTGATACAGATAGACCAATAGGTATAGTAGTAGCAACAAATGATAAAACCCCAACATACTCTTCGACATATAATGCACACTACATAACAGGAGTTGCATCTCAAGCAGACCAGTTAGCCCGTAAATGGCAGGGTGCGCAGGGTATGTGGAGCGTTGGAGACCCTATGGCTATGGTTCAGGTAGAGCTTATAGGAAAGGACACGGTTATTCAGGGAACGTTTGGCGGAGCATTGACAGCATTTAATCCTGCCGATGCAAGCACAACAGGTGCTGCAATAACCAAATCCGAAGCATCGCAGGGAACGGTAGACTACAACACTATATTCTATTGCCGTTCAGGAGCTAACAAGGGTATATACAGGGTAAACGGCAACAACAACAACGATAATTCTAAAACGGCATCTAACTTCCCTGTATACTGGCCTTACGATGTAGCGACAACAGACTACTATGTCAGAGCTAACGTAACTCTTGGGCTGTCAAAGGCACAGTTTGACTCTCTCAGCATGTATGTAGACCCAACAAATGCTCTTTCCAAGTACTACTCCATTATAGTCGAAGAAGTTGACCTGTCTACATCTGGTCTTGAAACAGTAACATTTAGATTTGCATAGGAGGTAAATCATGGCTGATATAATAACGCTTCAGAATTTTGCAAGATTACTGGACAGGAACTTGACCAAAGTCCTCGAGGATTATCTTTCACCTACCAAACTTGTAGCACCACAGCTCTTCGGAACAGAAAAAACTACAAGACTTGGTGAGGAATACTGGGAAGTAGGTTCTGTTCCTGACATCCCGAAGTTTGATGGCAGGCTGCAGTATATCTCTGTATCTCCTGGTTACTATACCAAAATAGAAACACAGGAGTTTGCTGCAGGTATAATGATAGAACGCAGACTCATAGACACCAAACAGTTCAGGGTAATGGACAACCTTCAGAATGGACTTGCACGTTCCCTTGCAAGAGTAAAAGAAAAGAAAGCGGCTAATATACTCAACTATGCTTTCTCTGCTGCATGGGAGTTCATGTCCAACGAGGAAGGTGTAGCCCTTTGTGCTGCACACTCTACCAAAAGCGGTGTTCCCACAACAACAGGCTTTACCAACTACGGAACATCAGCATTGAGCAAAACCTCATTGGCAGCGGCAAGAGTAGCTATGATGAAGTTCAAGGACGACATCGGTGAGTTCTTTGATGTTACACCTGATACTCTCATAGTTCCAGTAGCACTGTACGATACAGCACTTGAAATCACTGGATATGACCCTCGTTCAGGAGCTGCATCGGAAAAAGACTCTACATCAGCTAACAACGCTATCAACGTTCTCTACAAACAGTTCAAGGTAATCCCATGGATTTACCTCGATACTGTTTCCACAACAAACTGGTTCTTGGCTGACTCTCGTTATCTGAAACAGTTCATTATCTGGTTGGACCGTATCAAAGAGGAACACAACACCATAACAGACTTTGAAAGTTTCTCTATCAAACACAGCATCTACTCTTCATTTGGTTGCGGCTCGATTAACTGGCGTGGTCTTTACGGTAACACAGTATCGTAAACTTAATAAGGGGGTGTAGTTAAACTACACTCCCTTTATCTTATCATATTGGAGGAGTTATGGCAGACAAAGTAATAAGAACAGATATAGACGATATAGAACAACCAGAGTTTAATGTCTTTACTCAATCAGACCTATCGCCAGATGGAAAAAAAATAGCATCGACTATCCCTTTATGGTATAATTCTGCATACAAAGAAGAGTTAGAAAATACCGTAACTATCATGTCTCATGCCCTTCGTGAAGGACAAGTTCCTGAAGGAAGAAGGTCAGAGTATCAATCCAATCTCAAGATGTTAAAAGACAGACTTCAGAGTATAGATGACGCTATTCCTAAATTTGATAAAAAAGCGATGGACTATGTATCCAAAGCAGTATCGTCTTTATCGGAGAAGATACGAAATGCCATGTTTACCAGAGAAGAAATGGTGAGAGGGTTGGCGGATGCCAATGAGGAAGCACGGAGAATGACACAGCCCTGCGTTACTCTTAACGAACATGAAATCAGATGGGCAAAAGCATGTAATGTTAAGGTATACGATGGAAAGGTGTCAAGAACCGCCTGCGAACTCATGTGGAAGATAGGGAGAAGGATACTTGGTGAGCCTACCAACGTAGAAGTGTTAAGAAAAGACAGATAAAGAGGTATTGCCATGAAATACGATGATATAGATTTCAAGATAAAACGAAACTCGAAAGACCTATGTGGAACATACGGAATGGCGTTTTATGAAAACCATGCAGTATGGTATAAACATAGATGTAATAGATTAGACTGTCCAAGATGTAGAGACTACTATATGGCACGGTGGAAGGATAGAATAGTATTGACTTTCGGTGATAGTATCTACATGGTCAATATCAAACACTCACAGCTTTCTTCATTCAGGCACAAATATAGCAAGATACCATATGTTAGAATACGTTTTACTAACCACTATACTATAATCATCAATGCAGAAGTACCTGAATCTGTCCATGTTACCGCTACTGAAGCGTTGGATATTATGGATAGTCAGCATACCCACGTCAAGAACTTTATCACAGCTAATCGTGCTTTTTATAAAAAGATGTCTTGCCACGTATTGCACATAGATAAAGATACTAATATGCAAAAAGTGGCAAGAGGTGAGTTTCTGGGAAGAGCAGTAAGACCTCTTGACGATGACAATCCAAAAGACATAGTCTCTTCATGGCATACATCGGATATTAAAGAAAAAGCAAGTATTCTTAAAGAGTTACACGAAAATAGAACGCTGAAGTTAACAGAGATAGGAAAGAAAATCGTTGAAGAGTATGGCGATAAATATGACTTTCACATAAAATCTAAGCATTCAGGATTTGTTCTCGATAAGGATGCTGTACCTATTTTTGAGACAAGAAACTATATCGGCTATATTATACCATCGAGAAGATAAGAAAATGTATGAATAAAGAAGTAAAAAAGACAAAAAATTGGAGTAAAAAATGAATTAAAGGAGGAAGTATGTTCTATACTCCAAGAAAAAGAAAGTATCGATATAAGCCAGAGACTATTGTCGAGACAAAAGCAGGTGCGGCAAGATTTCTTACTAAATGTATGGTCAATCAAGCAGACAAAATAGGTTTTTGTGTAATACTTGCAAAACAGGAATATGATAAGATATATGATAAGGATGGAAAAGTAGAAACAGTACGTGTAGGGCAAGTAGATATGTTTCCTTTTGATATGGCATTGGACGCTGAAAAAGAAGGATTGTGTGAAATATTATATAACCCTTTTGTGCCGTCTGTAACAGGTATTCCGAGCAATGAAAAGATACTGAATTATTATACACAAAGGTTCTTGAAGGATTTGGAAAAGGATAAGGGCAGGAAGGAGATAGTCCAATGAATGCTTATTCTATTATCAGCAAAGTCTATACTCTCATCAACGAGTCTTCCACCTCCACCTTCATAGATGAATCGACTACGTATGAACTACTCAACACCGCTTTACGAGAGTTTGCAAGAAGGACACAATTATTTATCAAGCAGTCTTTTATCAGCATAGTATCAGGAACATCATCGTATACTCTGCCAGACGACTTTCTTAAATTCTTTGCCAAATCGGAAGATGATTATGTCTTACCTTCTATCTACTATGACAACAACAGAATAACATACATATACTACCCTACGTATATGTCCTACGATACTTCAGAAACAGCAGACATACCTACCAACTACACCCTTAAATTCACCTATCCAGACAGTATCATATCAGGAACAGCAACATCGAATGCAACAGTATCCAACGGAGAAGTAACCCTCACCGACACAGGCAAGACCTTTACCCAATCTCTTGTAGGGGGAACTGTCCACATTACCCACAGCGGAACAACCTACAACGGCTATGTCATAGCTTGGAATTCTTCTACATCTCTAACCATAGCCACCATACCTTCCACCAGCATATCATCAGGCGATACTTACTTAATCTCTCCTCCTCCTACCAACACCATCACCTTCTACCCTGAACCTTCATCGTCCTTCACCCTGCCCATCTACTACATCCCATCATTCCCGCCAGTCTACTCTTTATATAGACCAATACCTCTGCCCAATGACATGCTGATACCAGTAGCGTGTTTCATATGCTGGTTATACAAATACAGAGACAGAGAACCTGCATACGGAGATAAGTATTATGCCATATATGAGACAGCAGTGAGGAAATATAGCCCGATACGATATAACGAGTATCAGCCTACTATAAAATGGCAGTGGAAGAAAGGGTAAACCTCTTTGACATTGATACAGGAGTAGCGTATGCCAATACAATCACAAGATACAGCATACAGACCTAAAGATGTACCATTAAATGGAAAACTCGTTACTTCTATCTCTCCTGTCCTTATAGGAGAGAACGACTTTTCCGACCTAACCAACTTTGTCTATACTGCAAACGGAATAAAAACCATGAATGGTATGACATCTTTATCTTCTTCTACCGAACATGCTGTAAGAACGATGATAAATGTCAATCTACCTGTTATAGCGTATCAAACATATCCTAACACTACCACACCCACCAGTACTGTAGCTTCCTGTCTATATATCGTCTCTTCCTTACCTACAGACTATGCCAACCCATCATCGTACATACGAAAAAGAATATTAGCCTACAACTATAAATCATCGACTGCATTTACATCAGGACAGGTAGCACTATATCAGTCTACCATCCAGCGTCCATCATCATTCTATCTTGAATGTATCACATCAGGAACGACTGGTTCATCTCCACCTAATTTCGACTCGTATGACTACAATGACAAGATTACCGATGGAACAGCGGAGTGGATTAAGAAAAAAGGTAGTCTTGAAGGTCAGCTTACAGTAGCACCAGACAACACCATAGTCTTCACCAACGGACATACCAACCTTATCTATGGCGGAGAACAGCATAAAGCAGGAGCAATAATAAATGCTTTCGGTATAGACAAGGTAGTAAACGGGGACTTTTCTTCTGCAGATTACTGGACATTCGGAACAGGATGGTCTTATGATGCTACCAACCATGAAGCAGATAAAGCATCAGCGACAGGTTCTGGTAACCTTGAACAGAATATTTCAGCGGTAGCAGGCGAACAGTATACCCTCAAGTTTACAGTGAGGAACTATTCAGCAGGTGGAGTAACACCATACATAGGAGGTGTAGCAGGAACACTTGTATCAGCAAATGGAGACTACACCCAAACTATAACAGCAACATCTATAGCTAACCTTCGGTTCGTTCCCTCCTCTGACGCAACAGTACTATCCATAGACAATGTATCAGTTAAACGTACAACAGGTTCAAAAGAGATAGATGTAACAAACCAGCTAACCAATGAAAGCTATGATGATAAATACTGTGCAGAACTTGCAGTTGAAACGGATGGGAAAATATACCTCGACATAGGCAGTCCTCTTAAACTTCGTAAGTTTAACGTCTACATCAAAAACCCCAACACGGTATCTTCTACTGTCTCTATATTCCGTTACACTACGTCAGGATGGACATCAGCTTCAAGTGTAACAGACGGGACAAGTGGCTTTACACAATCAGGAACAATATCGTTTGCTTTTTCAGGAGACACAGAAGAAACATCGGAACTACAAGACACTCCATCATACCTCTACAACCGCCATCTATACTGGTATCGCATAAAACTAATACCCAATTCAGGACCACTGCCAACCGACATATCCCTTTACTATATCTCCTGTGCAACGGTAATCCAGACTATACCCAACCTCTGGGATGGAACAATATACACTCCAGCGGTATTCTGGGAATATGATGGAGCGACATATACAGACCATACACTGCCTATATCTAAAAGAGACTCTACTATGGTTTGGTTTTCCACATCAAGTTACCACCCGACACCAGAAACAACTGTATGTTTATCAGGCGTATCTTCAATTTTCATAGGTTCTATAGTCAGATGTACAGGATTCAGGTTTACCTTCGGTATCGAGTATGCAGGGTCTAAATGGATAAACAGTAACTCTAATACTATGACTGTCTATTACTGGGCTGGTAATGACTGGGCATTAGTATCCAACCTCACAGACGGAACATCCAACACAGGATGTAGTTTTGCACAGGATGGTGTAGTATATTTTTCTTCTCCCTCAGAAGAACTTGAAAAGAAAACGACAATAGCAACAGATATTCCATTGTATTATTACAAGATAAGTTTCAGTAGCGCTCTTGGAGGTTCTACATTTCTTGATTATGTAGAGACTATCCCGACCACACAAGACCTCAACTCCTACAAGGCTTGTACTATCTGGAATAACCGCCTTGTCCTTGCCAACAACACCACCACATCGAACAAATCTAACGAACTGATTATCTCTGCTCCATCTTCACCCTACATCTGGTCAGGTGAACAAAGTATTACTCTCAACACAGGAGACACACAGGATATAACCCGTACAGTAACCTTATTCTCCCGTTACGGAACAGACATCACAGAAGCACTGGTAGTATTCAAAGAGAAGTCTATCTACTACATATCAGGCTCTACTCAAGACGACATCAAAGTCTACACGGTATCCAATTCTATAGGTACATCTTCGCCTTATACAGTAGCAGTATGTGATTTAGGTATCCGTATAACGGAAGGCATCAACCGTTCTGTCATCCTGTTTGCCAACAAATCAGGTGTCTACCTATTCGACAACTCTTCTATCATATCCATATCAGACGACATATCGGACAAATTCCAATCACTCGAACAAGCATGTAAATACGCTTCAGGTTTCTATGATATAGCCAACTCACGATACCACTTTGTCTATTGGACAGGTTCATCACCTAATTTCACATATTACGAATACATCTTTGACCTAATCTACAAGAAATGGACTTCAGCTAACAGAGGAAATTACCCCCTAATCTATAGTGGAACTTTATATGACTCTTATAATAATCCATATCTTGTAGGTTTTACCAGTAATTATATCACTAAACTCAACACAGGTAACAAGATGATAAACTCTTCTTATACCGCTACAGTAACGACAGGTATCAAACCATTAGGAACTACCCTATATACTATCTCCAATATAAGGCGTGCTAAACTTACATCTACAACTTATACCAATACATCGGTAGTCTTGTACATTCATTGTATAGATGAGAACAGCTCTTATTCTTATACCTCCTATACCCTTTCCATTGCTCCAACCAACAGTTCACCCGTAGCTTCTCCAGTATGTCAGACTAACATAATAGGCAACTTCTTTTACTATGCTCTATCTACTACTCTTAATTCCGATGATACGTATACCATCCAGCCTGTCAACATTTCTGTACTGTACAAGCCAGTGAGGATAGACTTTGCGTAAAAGTATTGACATTATAGCAAGATTACACATATATATTTAGTAGGGAGGTAACTATGCCTTACAATCCAGCGTTATCATACACAGGTATAGAACAGTTACTCAATGCACAGGAAATGAGAAGGGCATTAGGTCAGCCAGGACTTACCGAAACCCAGCTCCAGAACTATACTCAAGGTGCTATCAACGCTATGTATTCCCCGTGGATACAAGCACAGTCAAGCGAAAGAAGGTTTGGTCAGGAATTATCAGAAAGACAGCGTGAGTTTGACATACAGGAAAGTAATAGAGAAAAGCAAGCTGAACAACAAGCTACCATGCAGACTATATCAGGTGCTACACAATTGGCAGGTCTTGGAGCTATGGGATACATGGGATATAAAATGCTCAAGCCTGCTGTCGATACAACCGCACAAACAGCATTAGAAACAGCAGCCGCCCAGAGATTAGCCACAGGTGTACCTTCCGTTGTCCCTGCTGGTGCTGAATATGTTCCTGCTGGTGCAGTCGAGGGAGCAGTAGGCGGTATGGCACAGGCAGAAGCAACAGGAGCAGCAGCCGAAGGTGGTCTTTCCTCTGTTACTTCCACATTAAGCGCTATCCCGTCATGGGGTTGGGCAGGGTTAGCTTCTGGAGCATTGACGGGTGCTACCACAGGAGACTGGGGTAAAGCAGCAGCAACAGGAACTGGAACAGCAGCAGGAGCATACATAGGGTCTACATTATTTCCTGGTGTAGGAACAGTTATAGGTGGTCTTATAGGTGGTCTTGCAGGAAACATAGCAGGCGGTTCTACCGTTATCTGTACAGAACTATACCATCAGCACCTCATCTCCAGACATCTCTACGATACCGTTCACCAGTTCACAGATACTCTACCCTTCATGACCAAAATAGGATACTACACATGGGCTAATCATGTAGTAAGACTTATGAAGAAAAGCAGACTGTTTACCAGAATGGTCTACACGATAACACTTCCCATCATGCATGATATAGCAAGTAGAGTATCCCATGATTACAAACCGAACAGAACAGGCAGAACACTCTACAATGCAGGCGAAAAGTTGTGTA